GATTAGGATTTGATGGAGTTTGTATGGATGAGTACGCCCTGATGTCACCTAGAGTTTGGACTGAGGTTGTTAGACCTGCAGTTGCAGACAAACTTGGCTATGTAATCTTTATTGGAACTCCCATGGGTCATAACCAATTCTGGGATGTTTACGATTTAGCAAAACGCAGAGGTGGTAAAGATTGGTATGCACAACTATATCGTGCATCCGAGACAGAAATAATAGCTGAAGATGAACTTGAAGAAGCTAGGCTTACAATGCCAGAAGATCAGTACGAACAAGAGTTTGAATGCAGCTTTCAAGCTGCAGTATCTGGAGCTTACTATGGTAAGCAAATACAGAAGGCTGAAAAAGAAAATAGAATTACAGATGTACACTATGATGCAAGTAATGATGTTGAGACCTGGTGGGATTTAGGTATTGGTGATTCAACTTCTATTTGGTTTGCACAAAGAGTTGGAAAAGAAATACATCTAATAGATTATTATGAAAGCTCTGGTGAATCACTTGCACATTATGCAGGTGTACTTAGAGATAAAGGTTATAAGTATGGTCGCCATGTTGCACCACACGATATAACAACAAGAGAACTTGGTACTGGTAAGTCCAGGCTAGAAGTCTCATATGATCTTGGACTTGACTTTGAAGTTTGTCCTAGATTAGAAGTAGATCATGGTATTGAAGCTGTGAGAAATAATTTAGATGACTGTTGGTTTGATAAGAATAAATGTAAATATGGTATTGATTGTTTGCGACAATACCGTAAACAGTTTGATGATAGGATGCAAACATTTAAAAATAAACCCCTACATGATTGGAGTTCACACGCAGCAGATGCTTTTAGGTATGGCTGTTCTGTGGATGGACCAACAAGAACGGACTGGACTAAACCAATGAGTGTAGATACAAGATATATTGTTTAAGGATAAATATGGCAAAAGGTAGACCACTAGACGAACACGCAATATCAGGATTGCTTGGAGAACAAATAAGGAACAGTTATGGTTTCTTTGAATCAGAACTTACTCAGTCAAGAAGAAAAGCTAATGAGTATTATTTTGGTGAAGCATTTGGTAATGAAGTAGAAGGTAGATCACAAGTAGTATCTACAGATGTAGCTGATACTATTGAATCTATTTTACCACCATTACTTAGAATATTTACTGCATCTGATAATATAGTTAGAGTAGAACCTGTTAGCCAAGAAGATGTTCGTATAGCTGAACAAGCTACTGATTATCTTAATCATATTTTTAACAAAGATAACGAAGGCTTTACAACTTTATATACAATGTTTAAAGATGCTTTGTTACAAAAGAACGGTATATGTAAAGTATACTGGGATAACTCTGAGAAAGTAGAAAGAGAAACATATGAAAAATTATCTGATGATGAGTTTGAAATGCTTATCGCCGAAGATGGTGTTGAAGTTAAAGAACATACTGAGTACGAAGATGAAACATTTCTGGAACAAAAGGCGAACGCAGAAGAAAAACTAGCAGAACAACAAGATTCTTTACAAGCATCTATGATGCGTGAAGAACTAGATAAAATTCCAACACCAATGATGCATGATGTTGTTATTACAAGAACACAAACATTTGGTAGAGTTAAGTTTGAAGCTATACCACCTGAAGAATTTTTAATTGAACGCCAGGCTAAATCTTTAAAAGATGCAAACTTTGTTTGTCATAGAGTACCAACATCTCGTAGTGCATTACTTGAAATGGGATTTGATTATGATAAAGTTTATAGCTTACCTGTTGAAAATAAAGAACGATACAATGAAGAACGTAGTACACGTTTTAGAAATTTAGATGATGACTATGATAGATCTGTTGGAGACGCTTCAACTGAAGAAGTTATTGTTTATGAATCTTACATTCGCATGGATACTGATGGTGATGGTATCGCTGAGCTTCGAAAGATTACAAGTGCAGGTGATGGTGGTTACACTATCCTCGATAATGTTCCTGTTGATTCTCATCCATTCTGTTCGCTAACACCTATTATTGTACCACACAGATTTTATGGTAGATCAGTATCAGAGCTGGTAGAAGATATTCAATTAATTAAATCTACTGTTATGAGACAAGTACTAGATAATATGTACTTAACAAATAATAACAGAGTTGCAGTTATGGATGGTCAAGTTAATCTTGATGATCTATTAACAAATAGACCTGGAGGAATTGTTAGAACTAAATCAGCACCTAGTCAGGTTATGATGCCATTACAAAATCAGGCATTAACACAACAAGCATTTCCATTACTACAATACTTAGATACTATTAAAGAAGAACGAAGTGGTATTACTAAGTATAACCAAGGTATGGATACTGATACATTAAACAAAACTGCATCAGGTATAAATACTATCTTATCACAATCACAAATGAGACTAGAACTAATTGCTAGAGTATTTGCTGAGACTGGTGTTAAAGATATGTTTAAAAAGATATTTGAATTAGTTGTTAAGTATCAAGATAAAGAACGTATTGTTAAAATTAAAAATAACTTTGTTCCTATGAATCCTATGGAATGGAGAGATCGTTGTAATGTAACTATTCATGTTGGATTAGGTACAGGATCTAGAGATCAACAACTACAAATATTAAATGCAATACTTGGTAGACAACTAGAAGCTATTAAACTACAGGGATCACCACAAGGTCCAGTTGTAAATCTAAATAATATTTATAATACATTATCTCGTATCATTGAGAATGCTGGTTTAAAAGATGTTGCATCTTACTTTACTGATCCAAGATTAGGTCAGCAAATGATGAAACCTCAACCTAAACCACCTTCAGAGTTTGAGAAAGTATCACAGATACAGACACAACAAAAAGCTGCTGAAGCTCAAATGAACTATGAAAATAGAATGAGAGAGATGGAACTTAAGTATCAAAAAATGATATTAGAGTTTGAAACAAAAGCTAAAGAGCTTGAACTTAAGTATCAAGCAGACATAGATGAAAAAGCAATAAGACGAGAAGCATTGGATATGAAAGGTATTTCTGATACCAATAAACAAATGCTTGACGCAGCTAGTAAAGAACTGTTACAACCTGAAGAACCACAAGTAAGTAGTACAACAATAGCAATAGATGTCGGATCTCCAGATAGAAGCAAATAGAGGCACAAGAGCCAAAGCAATATTAGAAGATGAGCTTTTCCAAGAAGCATTAGAGACTCTTAGAAAATCTTATACTGAAGCGATATTTCAAACAGGACCAAATGATGAATTGGCAAGGACAAAGATCTACCTAGCCTATCAGATTTTAGGAAAGTTTGGAGACCATTTCCGTACTGTTATGGAAACTGGTCAACTTGCAAGTAAACAATTAGAAGAACTTCGCAAGAAAAAATAGCACCACCCATTATGGAGTGCTTATATAACACCAACCACAAAGGAGTGTAACCATGGCATTAAAAGATGCACACTTAGGACCAAAAGCTATGGCAGTTAATAAAGCTGCTGAAGCTATTAAAGGTCTTATGCAAAAGAATAACGATCAAGAACCAGAACCTATTGAAGAAGCTGCACCTGAAGCAGAAGCTCAGCCAGCAGAAGCTCCATTAGAGGAAGTTATTGAAGAACCTTCTGAAGAAGCAATGCTATCAGAAGAAGTAACTGAAGAAGTTACAGATGAAGCTGAACAAGATATTAATGAAAGTTCACAGGAGCAACCAGCTTATACTGTCAAAGTTGATGGTAGTGAGATGGATGTCACCCTTGATGAACTACTTCGAGGGTATCAGAGAGAAGCTGATTACACACGCAAAACGTCAGAACTATCTTTAGAGAAATCAAAGGTCAATGACATGATGCAACAATCTCAATCTGAGATAAATCAAAAATTGTCTAAACTAACTGAGCTGACTACAATGGCTCAACAGGAATTACAAAACGAGTATAGTAATATAGACTTTGAAAAACTTTATGAGGATGATCCTACAGAAGCAGCTCGCCTTGAACACAAGATGAGAAAGCGTTCTGAGAATCTACAGAAAATTCAAGAGGAAACTAAAGCTAACCAGATGCATGAATTTACTAAGTATGTTCAAGAGCAACAAACAAAGTTATCTACAATGGTTCCAGAATTTAATGATCCAGCTAAAGCAACTAAAATGAAATCTGATATGAGAACCTATCTAACTAAGTTAGGATATGGGGATCAAGAGATCAATAGTATTTATGATGCAAGACAAGTCATGCTGATTAAAGATGCTATGACATATGATAGACTTAAAAAATCAAATGTTAAAGTTACTAAGAAAGTTGCCCAAGCTCCTAGAGTTGTAAGACCTGGTGTTGCTAAAACTAAAGCAGATGAGTTATCAAGGACAAGAAAAGATAAACTAAATCGTCTGAAAAAGTCTGGGCATTATAAAGATGCTGCAAAGATTTTTAAGGACTTTCTTTAATTAATAGGAGGCCTTATGGCACAACCAACAAACTTGTACGATACGTACGATACAAAAGGTATTAGAGAAGATTTAGTAGATGTAATTTATAATATATCTCCTGAAGATACTCCAATCCTTTCTGCTATCCCTAGAGCGGTAGCAACATCTACATCACACGAATGGCAAACAGACGCACTTGCTGATCCTGCTGCTAACGCTGTGATTGAAGGTGATGACGCAACAATAGATGCTATGTCAGCAACTGTAAGAGTTAAGAACTATACGCAAATTCAAGACAAAGTAATTGCAGTTTCTGGTACTCAATCATCTGTTGATGCTGCAGGTAGAGCTGATGAAATGGCTTACCAAATGGCTAAAAAATCTAAAGAACTTAAAAAAGATATGGAATTCGCAATAGTCGAAGAAAACGTATCTGTTGTAGGTTCTGCAACTGCTGCTAGAGAAATCGGTTCTCTATCAACATGGATTAAAACCAATGGTGATGCTGGTTCAACTGGTGCTTTATCTACTGGCTTTAACGCTTCAACTGGCTTAACTGCTGCTCCAACTTCTGGAACAGACAGAGACCTTACTGAAGCAATATTAAAGACTGTTATCAAAGAAGTATATTCTTCTGGTGGCGATCTTGATATGCTGGTAGTTCCACCATCAGTAAAACAAGTAATCTCTGGATTCAATGCAAACACAACTAGATTTGGTCAAGCTGAATCAAGAACTGAGTATGCAGCGATTGATGTTTACGCATCAGATTTCGGTGATTTACAAGTTGTACCAAACAGAGTTATGGCAACAAGTAACGGAAAAGAATGTTTCTTAATACAGTCTGATATGTTAGGTGCTGCCTACCTAAGAGATTTCCAAGTGAATGACCTTGCTAAAACAGGTGATTCTGAGAAGAAACAACTCTTAGTTGAATGGACACTTGAAGTTAGAAATGAAGCCGCACACGGTATCATTTTGGACATCAACCAATAATACTAATTAGGTGGGGGAGCTTCGGCTCCCCTCCTTTTATTTAAGGATATAAAATGCAAAAAGCTCCAACAACATTTAAACCAGGTGCTACACAAACTGTAGCTGTAGGTTCGTCATCTGCTGCATCTAATGCAGTTAATGCACAAACAAGAGATATTAGAATTGTTACTACTGTAGATGCTTATGTAGAAATTTCTTCTGCACCTACTGCAACCTCATCATCATTTATATTACCAGCATTTACTGTTGAATATTTTAGATGCGCAGGTTCTGATAAAGTAGCTGTATTAAGAGTAGGTTCTACAACTGGAACTTCAAGAGTAACAGAACTTAGTCAGTAATGAGACCAGGATTTATTTCATTACGAAGTCAGGATAGATACCGTAACCGTAGGACAGATGTACCTAATGATGCTCTGAACCTAGAAGATTTAACATATTTATTATTAGAGACAGGAGACAACATCATACGTGAAGATGGTGTTGGTGTTTCTTATGAGACAGGAACTCCTATTCAAAACTAATGAGAAAAGCAAAGGCTTATCAAGAACACGAAGCAGGCGTAAAGAAAAGAACTTCTATAGGTCATAGTGTTAGATCAAGACCTAAGAATAAACATAAACGAAGAAGTTTTAAAAAGTACATTGGTCAAGGCAAATGACATTTGAAGAACTTGTACAATTATTAAAAGAGAAAGAAAAACTTTCTAAACCTAAAAAGAAAAAGAAAAAGAGGATTAAACATGGCTGATAGTAAGATTAGTGATTTGACAGCATTGACAGCTGCTGCTGCTGCAGACGTATTACCTATAGTAGATACCAGTGCAACTGCTACTAAAAAAATAACAGTAACAGATTTATTTACAGGTGCTGTATTCAATGAAGATGGTGATAGTGTTGACACAAGATTTGAAGGTAATACTAAACAAGATTTATTATTTATTGATGGTAGCGAAGATAAAGTAGGCATTAACTTTGATAGTCCTGCATTAAGACTTCATGTAGTAAATGATCAAGCATCAAGTCCATCATATGCAACTACTCAATGTGCTGTATTTGAAGATGATAATAGACCAGGTATTCAAATGGCTGGTAGTGCTAATAATATAGGGCTTATTGACTTTGGAGATAATGCTGCTTCTAACTCTGGTGGTATTCATTATAAACACGCATCAGATTCATTTGCTTTTGTTGCTGCTGGTGACGAACAAGTAAGTATATCTAATGGTGTACTTGGACCAATTACAGATTCAGATGTAGACTTAGGTACTT